TGCAGTTGTTCTCTTCATTCATTATGTTGTTGAACTTCCCACGCACTGGCAAGATGAAAGGTATGGGACAGATTGTTACTTGGTCTATCGTAGATGAAACACAGCATTGTGAATCTATGATTAAACTATTCAGATCATTCATTCAAGAAAATAATGAGATTTGGAATGACGAATTAAAATCTAAGATATATACTATTGCAGAACGAATGGTTGAACTTGAAGATAAGTTTATTGATTTAGCATTCGGCATCAATGAAATGGAAGGACTCACTTCAGAAGAAGTTAAGAAGTACATTCGTTACATTGCAGACAGGCGCCTTATCAGCCTCGGGCTGAAAGGCATTTTTAAAGTTAAAAGAAATCCATTACCTTGGGTTGAAGAAATGATTAATGCTCCAACGCATACTAATTTCTTTGAGAACAGGGCAACTGACTATGCAAAAGGTGCTACAAAAGGTGATTGGGCTGACGTTTGGGGCAAAGCCGCATGATAAATAGATTAGTAATTTCACATTAATCAATAGGAGAAACTAAATGACTATTAAACTAAAAACAACAAGAGTTCGCCCAAACACTGGAGTTCAATGGAAAACAGAAGCCTCTGATGATGCGGCACACTCATATTATAATGAGACATATGTTAACGCTGGAAAAGTGACTGGAGTTTCAAATTCAGAAACCGAATTAACAAAAATTTCAATTAAAAATTTTGCCACTACTGCCGATAAAGACGCATTTATTGCAGACTTAGCGAATAGTTCCTCTCCATTATATGCAAGAACACAATATAATGCCACTAACGGAATTACAGTAACGCATGAAGTTATTTAAACAATTATTTTGGCTGTTGTGTATTTTTGTTGGCTTTGCATTTTCTTTATGGAATGCACATGCACAAACAGGAAAACAAAAAGCTGGAGTAACATATGACGCTAATATTACTAGGGTTATCGATGGGGATACTATTGCGTTTGAAGCGGCTTGGTTGCCAGACCCACTCAAAAAAGAATTAAGCATTCGTGTGTTTGGTGTTGACACACCAGAAAAAGGACACAGAGCGCAATGTCCACAAGAGGATGCAAGAGGACAAGCCGCAACTAAATTCACGAAAGACATGATTGCCGCAAGTCAAAAGCGTCAAGTTGTTTTAATGGATTGGGACAAGTATGGTGGTCGTGTTCTTGGTGACGTTATTCTCAACGGACAAAGTTTACGCATGATGCTAATCACTAAAGGCTACGCTAGAGAGTACTACGGCGAGGCTAAAACTTCATGGTGTAACTAAATGTCGTTTTTAATAGCTAACTTACCACCTGTTCATTGTTTTGTTAGAAAAGAATTTCTATACGATTTCAAAGAAGGCCATGGTGAATATGTACCCTGCATTTGGGTCAGCATCAAATCAATTCGTGGTCAAGCATTTCGAATCGAATCATATCTTCCAGAGTATGGCGCACTCTATGACAAACTACCATTGAGTGCATATGTAAGTAGAGATCATAATTTAGATCCAGACAAATTTGTTCCTCTAGATTATCTACAAATTTGGGACTGTCTTGGATACGATATGACAGTTATACAGAAAGTCTTTCTTAAAAATCTAACAGGAAAATTTTACGCAAAAGATAAAAACTGGTACCAAGGCAACTACATGTTCACTGTTGACCATGCGGCACCAGATCACAATATGATTGACTTGACATATTCTGAATGGCCAGAAGATCACAAGTCTTACAATTTCATCGAACTAGATAATGGACAGTATGCGGCACAACCGAATAATCGATGTATATTCTACGATGCCGCAAGTAATCCTAAAGAAATGAAGTTTCCAGATTTTAAAGTCGCAACAAGAAAGTTTGTTGTTGAACACAATCCGAAATGGGCTTTAGGTGATACAGACACAGTAATGTACGAATAAGGAGAAACTACATGACAACATACAACGTATTTTGCGATTCGTGTGCGGCTGAGTATTCAGTAACACCATTAGTGGGATTAGATACGCCTCCAACAAATTGCGCTTATTGTGGTTCGGAAATAGCCGAAGAAACAATATCAGAAAAAAATGAAGAGTGGACAGATGAAGATTGGGATAAATTAATAGAAGATGATGAATGGTCCTCGGAAGACGATAGATGATTATAGCAGGAGTAGATTATTCTCTAACATGTCCTGCAATGTGTGTATTTGATATTGAAGATGGTGAGTTTAATTTTGAAAGGTGTCAGTTTTATTATCTGACACAATCTAGAAAATATGATGTACAATTTAAAAACATAAGAGGTAAGTTTTTCGATCACGAAGGAATGACTGACGTATTGCGATACGATGGTATATCAAATTTCTTCATCGACAGACTGTTAGAGACAGATAAAGACTGCCATGTATTCTTAGAAGGATATTCTATGGGATCAAAAGGCAGAGTTTTCAACATTGCCGAGAATGCTGGTATTCTAAAATACAGACTATGGTTGTTTGCCGTAGAGTGTACCGAAGTGCCACCAACAGTACTTAAGAAATACGCTACTGGTAAAGGCAATGCAAACAAAGAACGAATGCAAGAAGTCTTTGAGGAATTTAATGATATTCGTTTAAAAGACGAACTACATATGACTGAGAAGCAATGGAATCCTTCTTCCGACTTGATTGATGCGTATTGGCTATGCAAATATGGAGTTGACAAGTTGACATCTGAAACAAAATAGAGTATACTCTATAATAATGTAGAAAGCGATAATCATGGAAGAAGAAAGAATTAGTTCGTTGTTTGGTCTAGATGATGACAAAAAACCTAGACAACCAAAAATACTTGGACAATTACACACTCTATATTTGTGTGGCGAATTAACTGCGCCTAATGAATACGTAGATTGGTTTGAACTCATTAGAAACGCAAGCGAAAATGATGTGATTAAAATCCACATCAATTCTCATGGTGGTAATTTATTTACTGCTGTGCAATTGATGCGTGTTATGGCAGAGTCTCAAGCAAACATTATTGCATCAGTAGAGGGTGCATGTATGTCAGCCGCAACAATGATATTCTTAGCCGCGGATGGCTTTGAGATATCAGAAAACTCAATGTTCATGTTTCACAATTACTCTGGCGGTACTATCGGCAAGGGTGGTGAAATGTACGACAACATCATGTATGAACGCAGGTGGTCAGATAAATTCATGCGAAGCGTCTATTCGGGATTCTTAACAGACACTGAAATCAAATCCATGTTGGAAAATAAAGACATTTGGATGGATCCAGATGAAGTGTTCAAACGTCTAAACAAACGTGGTGAAGAAATAATGAAGGCATCTGCGCCTAAAAAGACTAAAGCCAAACCTGTGCCCAAGAAGGCGCCTGCTAAAAAAGTGAGGAAAGCAAATGAGTGAAAGTGTATTTTTGGTATCTTCTGCAATTCATGCAAAGCATGGTGTGTATGATACTCAGACAAGACTTGAACAAACTATTGAAACTTGCAAGTCTATTAGAAACAAGTGTGATGCAGATATCATTATACTAGATGGTGGCTATCAAGATATCACAGAAAAAGAACGTGATATATTATCACCACACATTAAAAGATTTTATAGCTTTGCTGACGCAGAGAATGTCCAACAACTTCAGCAAGTACCAAATCACGACATTGTAAAAAATATGATTGAGATTATCATATTTGGTTCATTCTTTGATAGGGCAGTTGAAGATGGTTGGCGTGAGAAGTATAAGCGTATCTTTAAGATGAGTGGTCGTTATACGTTGAATGATGATTTCAACTATGACAAACACATGAAAGCTAATGACAAGGTTATCATTCGTGGGCCATTCACAAGTCAATTCAAATCAGAAATCACAGGTGGTGTTTCATTACAATACATGAGTCGCCTGTGGAGTTTTGATGCATTCTTGCTTCCATACGTTCGAGACCTTTATACAGACATGTTCAATCATATGACAGATAGATTGAACGCAAAAGGTTATATTGACATTGAACATTTATTGTTCCATCACATCGACCCTATACTGGTTGAGAATATAGGTAAACTTGGTGTAGAAGGAAACATTGCACCGAACGGAGCGAGGGTAGCAGATTGAACTACAAAATTTTTCAGATTTGTTTTGAAGACAGACAGATTCCATTAGTCGACCCTTTGCTGACACCATTTGATAATACATCAAATGAGAAGCCTGAGTTGCGTGAGTTTCATTCGTTCAATCGTATCATTGACGAAGGCTTTGCAGATGACTTAGATGCTTGGGGTGTATTTGGTCCTCGCTGGCAAAGTAAGATGCGATATGAAGCGAATGTGATTAAAGATGCTATTGATGAAAATACGGGTTTCGATGTTTACGTGTTTAATCACGCTAGAGTACAGAACGCATTAACTGCAAACGTATGGGAACAAGGCGAATACTTTCATCCCGGTATCAAACAAGTTGTTCGTTCTGCATTGATTAATGGTGGCTATGATACAAATGCGCTTGATGCGGTGATGACAGACTCTACGTGCTACTGTAGCTACTTTGTCGCAACAAAAGAATTTTGGTTAGACTACATTGCATTTGTAAAAGATATCAAAGCTAGACTCGAATCTTTGACAGGTGAAGATGCTGAGATTTATCACGGCAGTGCAAATTATAGCAGAGACCCTAGCTTGAATATGTTTCCGTTTATCGTTGAACGATTGTTCTCTACGTTTCTTCAACTGAGAGAATACAAAGTGTACAGTCAACCATATGATTACGATGTGTATAGGAGCCAAATTAATGACTTCAGCAAAGTATTGAATTCGTTGTATGGCATCAAACGTATGATTGTTGAACGCCAATCACAAGAACTTTTTGAACATTGGAATTTACTCAGACTTTATTTTGCAAAAACACATCCAGAATTATTTAACTTGGATTAGTATTATGATTATTGATTTGTTTCGCCCTACTATAGAATGGATTAAAGATGATTTTAAATCTAATAGGATTCGCTTTGCTGTTGAGTTGCTTGCTTGGGCTATTAGTATTGGCTGTAGTATTACTATGGCAGTTACCGTTCCCAACCCCCCTTTACTTACGTTGTATCCTATTTGGATCCTTGGTTGCGCCATGTATGCTTGGGCTAGTTATACTAGGAAATCGTTCGGGATGCTGGCTAACTACTTACTGCTAACTACGATTGATACCATAGGATTGGTGAGGATGATATGGAATTAAATCAAATTGCAATTGCAACAACAGTATGGGCTGTATTGTTATTATTGGTTTATCGACACATTACATTTATTAAAATTAAAGAATGTTATAGTATGTGGTTCAAGAAGGAATATTGGACTGATTACAATACTGTAGAATTTGCCAGTTGGGCGGCCAAGGCAATTATTATTGTGCCGGGTTTAATATTCGGCATTAGTGTTTGGTGGTTATATTTTTTCACACTAGCAACAAGTTTAACACTAATATGGGCAAGCGAAAAGAAACTATTACCAACATTGGTAGGATTCAATACAATATGGGTTTGGATTTCTTGTATGGTACTTGCTAAACATTTGGTATAATAAATTTCGTAAGGATGTTGATATGAGATTTTGGTTGATTTGGGCAAGAGCAACTAATCACTTAATCGGTAAAACTGATGACGATAAACCTGATGTACCGATTCTTACCATGAGAGAAGCATGGGTTGCATTGACTTTGAGAACGTTTTGGACTATAATACACATTGTAACGTGCTTATTCATCATCGCAAATACGATTCATCATTGGTAGTAAAGGAACAATATTATGGCAAACAAATCTTGGACAATCAATTTAGAAGAAGACCCAGAAACTGGTGATTTGATTCTTCCATTAAATGATGATATACTAGAGGGAACTGGTTGGAAAACTGGTGACAATATCGAATGGATTGACAATAAAGATGGTAGTTGGACTATGAAAAAGATTGAAACACAATGGGTGCTTGTTGAAACTGTCTCTACGTTTCGTGAACGCTACATGGTAGAAGTGCCTGTTGGCATTGACAGATATGGTAAAGACAAAGCAGACTGGGCACTTGATACAGTCACGCTAGAAGAAGCAAAAGAATTTTCGCAAGAACATTTGGGTGAGACTATCGTATCACATCGTGTCGTGACTAAAGAAGAAGCACTTGCGTTGTGTGATAAAGATAACGCATACTGCAAATCATGGAGTGAAGAAATGAAAATGAATTCGTTCTTTACATCAATGACAGATCACATTCGTGATGGCGATTACGAAGACAATACATAATGTTTCTATACAAGACAGAAGTTCGAACAGCAACAAATCCAAAAATGGGTTTGGGTTTGTTTGCGAAAGAGCATATACCAGCGAATAGCGTTGTGTGGAAATACGTTGATGGCATTGATATAAAATTTCATATTGATAGGATGAAAGAATTCAATGATGCACAGAAAGAATATTTTAAGAAGTATGCTTGGATAGAAAAGTCTGAAGATGGTGAAGAATTTGTGTGTTCAAATGCCGATTTGTCAAACTTTATCAACCACAGTAATTTACCAAACATTCAGAATACTGGCATTTTTTCTGTGGCAATTTGTGACATCCAAGTTGACGAAGAGATTTTTATAAACTATAATAGCTTTGATACAGAGTTTGATGAATACAAAGATGAAATGATTTGAGGAACATAAGATGACATTACCCGATGAAAGATATCGTGCATTGCGTTGCGGGCATCAAATGCTTTTAGATTTGTTGAACCCGAAAGTAACACCTAAAGTACCTAAATACATTCGTCAACGTGCTTTGAGTGTTTTGCGCCACTATCCAAGTTCATACCACTTTGAAAAGATTGTGGAGAATTTGCCTGAAGATTTTTCTATTAACAGTCGATTTATGAGATTATCAGATGAAGACAAAAGCTGAAGAAAAAGTTGTTTATTTTTTGAAAGAGTTACTTCATCCAGAAGGTTTTGCATGGGCAGTATCAGATGAGGTGCGTAGAGAAGCGCATCAACTTTTAATTATGATAGAAAGTGAAAGTATTAATGAGCAAGATTCAGCAATTCGGCAGACCGTTTGAAACGTTTGATCCTAGCAATAAGAAACACCGAAAGATTTTTCACGATGTTTTGAGATATCGCACTTGGGGCAAGTCTACAATTTGCTTTTGGGCAGAAGATAGTTCTTCAGGAAATAACAGTCTGATGGATCAATGCATTAAAGCAATGAATACATACTACATAGAGAAAGAGTTTGGTGAATTGATAGATGATGATCCATTCTTGAATAGTGAAGTTCGTACTAAGCCAAACCCACATGTGTATCAGTACACACGAAAGAAAACGATTATATGAAAGTTTACATCGGACCTTATAAGAATTGGGTCGGACCATATCAGATAGCTGAAGCACTTTGCTTTTGGGCAAAAGATGTTGAAGATGAATATGGTTACAAAAGCAAACCTAAGTGGGTGCATGACTTTGGCACTTGGCTTTCTCATGGCACTACAAAAGAAGAGATTGTAGAATCAAAGAACGCACCAGAAACTTGGCTGTTGAAACTATGCCAATGGATCGAATCTAAGCGCAGTCGCAAGTCATATATTAAGATTGACAAATACGACACATGGTCTATGGATCACACACTCGCAATGATTGTCTTGCCCATGTTGAAACAACTGCAAGCAACAAAGCATGGCGGACCTCATGTTGATGATGAAGACGTGCCAGAAGAACTGAAGTCAACTTCAGCGCCAGCAAAAGAAAATGAATACGATACTGACGAAAATCATTTCAAGCGTTGGGACTGGGCATTAAATGAAATGATTTTTGCATTCGAATGTAAGAACGATGATTCTTGGGAAGAAGCGTTTCGTTCTGGTGAACATGAATTGATTTGGACTCCTGTTGACAAAGATGGCAATGAAGTCCCTAAAAAAGATGCTAAGTTGTTTCGAATGGGACATGGTCCTAATGACACATACAAGTGTGACTATGAAGGCATGAAAGTTGTTGAGACACGAATTCAAAATGGATTTCGTTTGTTCGGTAAATACTATCAAGCACTCTGGGATTAATTCAATGCTAAATACTTCTATATAATCATAGAGGAGACAGCAATGGACTTTTTCACAGAAGATGCAGTACATCATTTAATTCCAAAAGTTAAAAACTTTGATGAGTGGTATAGCAATTTAATTAATATCTTGCCAGAATACGACATAGACACACCAAAGAGAGTTGCCGCATTCATGGCACAATGTGGACATGAATCTGGTGGTTTTACTATGATGCAAGAAAATTTGAATTACTCTGCAAAAGGGTTGCGTGGTACATTTGGTAAGTATTTTCCTAACGATGAAGTAGCAAAACTTTATGAACGCAAACCACAAATGATTGCTAATCGTGTGTATGCTAATCGTATGGGTAATGGAGATGAAGCATCTGGAGAAGGCTGGTACTTCCGTGGTAGAGGCATTGTGCAGATTACAGGAAAGAACAACTACACTAAGTGTTCACAGTCATTGTTTGAAAGCAATGTACTAGTTGAGAATCCTGATTTGTTACTTGAAGCAGAGTATGCTATTCATTCTGCTTGTTGGTTTTGGTCTGCCGCTAGACTAAACGAACTAGCAGATATTGGCGATATGAAGACAATGACAAAACGAATCAATGGTGGATACATTGGTTTAGAAGACCGAATCAATCATTATAATCATGCAATTGAAATTTTAACTTAAAAGGCGATAATTATGTTCAATAAAATTAAAGAGTTTTTTACTGGCAAACCAGCTGTAGAGACAACAACTCAAGAAGTTCCTATGACTGCGGCAGACGTTGCAATTAAAAACATCAAAGAGACTACTGCATCAGTAGATGCTAAAGTAGAAGTTGCACCAGAAGCAACACCTGCGCCAGAAAAAGAAAAGCCATGGACTGAAAAACCACCAGCCCCTATTGCTCAACGTGCGCCAAGAAAACAACCAGCCAAAACAACTACTGCACCCAGAAAGAGAAAGCCTGCGGCAAAATAATGGGCTAGTATTTTACGTTTGATTTAATTCCAATACTTATTATGATATAAACTATCCCAGTAGGCTTTGTTATTGCGATTAATAAAATTTTTAGTTAAATACTTGACCATGCCCATATAGCCCATCTTTTTAAACCTACGAGAATCTTGTCCAAAGTGGTGTCGAATGATCTTAAATTTTCTAGGACTATATTTTTTGGACAAGAAGTAGTCCTCAGATGTTAATAAGTTTTCAGGAAACCCACCATACTCTTCAAACTTATCTTTTCGTGTTAGCATAAATGCACCAACTGCAAATGGTGAAAAGAATTTTAATGTGTGATTGATTAGGTTAAATGTGGTAAAGCCAATCTTTGCACGTATATCTTTGTCGTAGCATTTAATGTTTAGCCCAACAAGATGCAGGTTCTTTAATTCCATTTTGTTAACAGCATCCTGGATTACTGTATCTTTAAAGAACCTAACATCAGCATCGATGAATAAGATATATGGAGTAGTAACTAGTTTGGCGCCACGATTTTTGGCTATAGATACAGGGCCGCCATCAATGAGTTCAACATTCAGTCCAATACTGTTGTTCTCAATAACTTGTCTAGTAGAATCTGTGGAACAATCAGCAATGATTACTCTAGTGTCGCCTATGTCTTGATTGCGTAAAGCATCTAACAAATGATGAATATACATTTCCTCATTCTTACAAGGCACAACAATAGTTATTTTATCACAGAGTTTCATCATTGTCTTTTTCCTTAGTCCAAGTTATAATTTCCCAGCGGCCATCGTGATGTTCTACGAGTGCTGTACAGCTTTCAACCCAGTCTCCATCATTCATATACATAACGCCATTAATTTCTTTAATCTCTGCGTGATGAATATGGCCGCATATAACTCCATCAAAGCCTCGCTTCTTACAGTAGTTGGCTAAGTTCTCCTCAAACTTGAAAATAAAGTCTACTGCCTTTTTAACTCGGTGTTTAAGAAACTTGCTAATGCTAAAGTACCCAAAACCCATGCGATGACGTAGCCAATTATACTTGCTATTGATATTAAGAATGAAATCATATGCTTTGTCTCCTAAGAATGCTAACCACGGAGCCAGTTTAGTAATGCCGTCAAACAAGTCTCCATGCGTAACTAGATAGTGTTTGCCATCTGCACCTATGTGTTCTGTTTGATTGTGTATTTCTACTAGACCAAAACTGAATCCATACGGAATCATTGGTCTAAGGAACTCATCGTGATTTCCAACTATATAAACAACTCTAGTGCCACGTTTTGCATGACCCAATACTCTACGCACTACATTGGTGTGGCTTTGTTTCCATCGCCACTTGTTTTGTTGTATGCGCCATGCATCAATAATATCAC